GGACATTTGGCGGTGCTGTATACAAAACCTTAAAAGCAGCCAAAAGAGCGTACAAGGCTTATTTAGCCAAGAAGCATGGTAAAAAGAGGAAGTGAAATGCCTAATGTAGCAGGAGTTAGTTTTGACTATACCCCTCAGGGGATGAGGGCTGCGGAAGAATATCGCAGGTCCTTGTCTCCACGGAGACGCAATATGGGCTTCCGACCTCTTGGTATGCAAGAAGGTGGTGAGCCCATTTCGTCAGACGTGCGCGCGGCTTATCAAGAATTTATTGATATGACGCGAAGCAACGCAACCACAGCGGAAGTTGCTGCCTACATTGAGCGGAACCGGTCAGACTTGGAATACATAGCAAATACGTACATGGGTACCCAGTTTGATTTTTTGCGCAGAACGTTAGAGCAGTTCCCGGCGCCGTCGCCGCAAGGAATTCCTTCCTACGATGCACCAGTGAGTGAGTGGGGGGATCTGGGAGACGTATTTCGCCAATACGCGAGTGCGCGTGCGGGGGATTATGACCCTCAGACGCAGATGCAGCCCAAGTCGGGAATGCAAAGCTTTCCGGGGTATGAGGGAGGAACGGGAGATTATTACCCTCCGCAAGTTGAACAAAATCCCACGGATTTCCGGAACAGAAAGTTCTCGTATCCTCTTGCTCCCCAAGGAATGGCTCATGGTGGCGTCCCGAGAGGAACCGTGGACGGGGAACTCAGGTCACGTGGTTACATGACGGCTAGAGAAGCAGGAGAAACCATGCGTGAACGCCTTTATGGTGGAATTGGTTCTCTGTATACAAGGCGTGGATAAAAGGTATGGCACAGAATCCTCTTCCAAGAAGTAATTTTGGAACCTCTTCCCTTGTAGAAAGACGCAATCAAATTCCTCCTGTTGAGTTGGACGTGGAGGAGGGTCAGGGGGCCGTGGTCCCTGTAGAGGGAGACGTTGTAATTGAGGCTCCCGGCCTGACTGTTGAAATGGAGGAGGATGGTGGAGTTGTCGTGGATTTCGATCCACAGTCCACGGCCCACGGTTCAGGAGAATTTTACGACAATTTAGCCGAAGAGATTTCTGACACTGATTTATCCAGTATTGCGTCTACAGTTCTTGAGGAATATGAGTCTAACAAGTCTGGTCGTAAGGATTGGGAAGACGCTTATACGAACGGACTTGAGCTTCTTGGATTTAAATATCAGGAGCGAACGGAGCCTTTTCGCGGAGCTTCTGGTGTAACGCATCCTTTATTGGCTGAAGCTGTGACACAATTTCAGGCGCAGGCTTTCGGAGAGCTTTTTCCGTCCGGAGGGCCTGTCAGGACTGAAATTATAGGACGAGTGACGCCCGAGGCTGAGCAACAGTCAGAGCGCGTCCGCCACTACATGAATTACCAGATTACGTGTGTTATGAAGGAATACACGCCTGAATTTGACCAGATGTTGTTTTATTTGCCGCTGTCAGGCTCTACTTTTAAGAAGGTTTATTATGATGAGTTTTTGGGTAGGGCTGTTAGTAAGTTTGTACCGGCTGAACAACTGGTTGTTCCGTATACGGCAACGGATCTGGAAACGGCTGAAAACGTTACGCATGTTATTCAGATAAGTGAAAACGATTTACGCAAGAAACAGGTTGCAGGTTTTTACCGTGATATTGAGGTAACACCTTCGCAAACCGACCCCTCTGAAATTAAAGAGGAGATGAACGATATTTCCGGTGTAGAACCCTCCTATCTTGATACCGACGTAACCTTATTGGAATGCCACATTGCTTTGGATATTCCGGGTTACGAGGACGTTGGGGAGGACGGGGAAAACACCAAGATCAAGCTTCCTTATATTGTAACGGTATCTGAGAATAATGGAAAAGTTCTAAGTATCCGGCGCAACTGGGACGAAGAAGATTCTCATAAGAACAAGATTCAATATTTTGTTCATTTCAAGTTTTTGCCCGGTTTTGGTTTTTACGGTCTTGGCCTGATCCATATGATTGGAGGGCTGAGTCGAACGGCGACGGCGGCGCTACGTCAACTCATAGACGCCGGAACTCTGTCTAATCTCCCCGCAGGGTTCAAGGCGCGCGGACTTCGTATCCGTAATGATGATGAGCCGTTGTCGCCGGGAGAATTCCGCGACGTTGACGCACCGGGGGGCGCTATCCGCGATGCCTTGATGCTGCTTCCTTATAAAGGTGCCGATCAAACATTGTTCCAATTGATGGGATTTTGCGTGGAAGCCGGTCAACGATTTGCTGCCGTGTCCAATTTACAGGTTGGAGAAGGCAATCAGCAGGCTCCTGTTGGTACGACCATTGCCATGTTGGAGCAGGGGGCCAAAGTGATGTCCGCTATTCATAAGCGGTTGTACTATGGCCTTAAAGAAGAATTCTTTTTACTGGCCCATGTCTTCGGAGAGTTTTTACCTCCGGAATATCCGTACAACGTTGTGGGTGCGGAAAGAACCATAAAGTCGGAAGACTTCGATGACCGGATTGATGTCGTTCCAGTAGCCGATCCTAACATCTTCTCAATGGCGCAGCGCGTTACATTGGCACAAACGGAACTACAACTCGCACAATCGGCTCCTGATCTTCATAACATGTATGAAGCGTATAGGCGCATGTATAAGGCGATTGGTGTACGCGATGTTGACACGATTCTGAAGCCCATGGAGCAAGGAGATCCAGAGCCTAAAGATCCCGCAATCGAAAATGCCAACTCATTGGAAAATGTCCCCTTAGAGGCCTTTGAAGGGCAAAATCACGACGCACATATTATGGCGCATCTTGTATTTGGCGCATCTGGTATGGTAGCCCAGTTGCCTCAAACAATCATGTCGCTCCAAAAGCATGTAATGGATCACATTGCATTGAAGGCGAGAGAGCAGGTAATGGCTGAGATGGGACAACCGATTCAGGGACAGGAAATATCCCCAGAACAGTTTATGCAAATTGAGGGGATGGTTGCGGATTTAATTTCTCAAGGAATGCAGGAAGTGAAGCAGATCAGTCTTCAGTTAAGTGGGCAGGGACAGGAGGATCCCTTGATCGCTTTGAAAGCACAGGATCTGGAAATCAAGGCTCGTAAAGATCAGCAGGATACGAGCATTGATTTACAAAGGCTTGAATTAGACAAGCGAAAAAATCAGAATACAGTGGCGTTGGGCAACAAACGCATTCAGTCTAATGAGGGAATTGTAGATGCGCGTATACGCGCTGCACGAGAACGAGAACTCCTAAAACAGAAAGGTAATTAAGATGGCTGAAAAAAGTAAAAAGCCTCTTGCAGGAAGAATTTCAAAAGGTATGCTTATAAAAGGACAGGGAACTGTTCCTTATAATGGGCCAAAAGTAGTACCGTCCCTAGATTCCCCCAATGTTGTAGTGGAAAAAGGCACTAAACGAGGGACAGGGGCTGCTCTTAGGGCTAAATCCTTTATTTATTGTTAGGAGGTCTCTATGGTTAATTGGGCTATAGGACGAATACGTGAACCTTCAACCTATGCCGCGATTGGTGTTGCAGCCATGGGTGTCGGTATTCTAATCGACCAGCAATATTTGGTTATGGCGGGTATTGCGGTAGCAATTCTTGCCTTTGTCTTGAAAGAAAAAGGCGTTTACTAAGTTCTAATGTATGGACGACTACAGATTAATAATAACTCTTGGCGGCATCCTAGCTAGCCTTGCGGCTGCATGGGGTGTCGCCAAGAATCAATTAAAAGCTATTATAAAGGACATGGAGAAACTAGAGAATCAACATTCAGGAGAATCTGAACGTATTGATTCAATATATACTAGAATAACCGTTGTCGAAAATAGATTAGCTGTTGTTACCGGCATTCTGCAACCGGAAAAACTACATCAAAATACAAAAGAAAAAGCTACTTTTCAGGCCAAAACAGAAGAGAAACTTGAGAGATTACTGTATACAACTCGCCAAATAGAAAGAAGAATGGATAAATTGGAAAATAAAAATGTTAGCTAGCCTTATTCCAAATTTAATTCCTGTAGTTGGTGATGTTTTAGATAGGTTTTTCCCGGATAAAGAAAAAGCAGAACAAGCAAAACGGGAAATCGAGGCCCAACTCACTACACATCTCGCCCAAATCGACCTAGCTCAACTTGAAGTTAACAAGGCCGAGGCCTTATCCAGAAACATTTTTATCGCTGGTTGGCGACCCTTTGTTGGATGGTCCTGCGGGCTTTCCTTGTGTTACGTCTATTTGATACAGCCAATAGCTGTATTTATTATGGGTCAGACGGGTTATTTAGTTCATCTTCCCGAGTTAGACATTAGCACGATGATGCCTGTTTTACTCGGAATGCTCGGACTCGGAGGTCTGCGTACTTGGGAAAAACATAAAGGCGTTACTAGATAATGGATGGGATTTATTTAGCGCAACATCTTTTGAAAATTATTAAAGAGCGTCGTGACCGGATTACAGAAATGTTGGAGTCTGGATCTGTTAAAAATATGGAGGAATATAGTCGATTGGTAGGTTCATTAGAATCTATGGATTATATTAGTAGCGAATTAAAGCAAATACTTGACAAACATGAGGAACATGGGGAATAAGCTATGGGTGCTGTGAAACAATCTATGTTAGAAGAGTCAGAAGAGGAATATCGTGAACAAGAAAAACGAAAAGAAAAACAATATTTAATGGAAGATAAACTAGCGCAACAGCATGAAGAATATCTCATAGAAAATTCTATTCAGAATCAAATAGAAGAAGATTATGAACAAGATCAGATCGAAGCTCGGATCGAAGATCAGATGATCGAAGATCAGATCGAAGCTGAGATCGAAGCTAAGATAGAAGCCCAGATCGAAGATCAGATGATCGAAGATCAGATCGAAGCTGAGATCGAAGCTAAGATCGAAGCCCAGATCGAAGATCAGATGATCGAAGATCAGATTGAAGCTGAGATTGAAGCTAAGATCGAAGCTCGGATCGAAGATCAGATGATCGAAGATCAGATCCAAGCTCAAATCGAAGAGGAACATGAGTGCAAAATCCGAGGAGAGCCTTATTTTCGGCCAAAATTTATTGTGTCTTCCTTAATTGATCCGGGCGCAAAAATAAAATGACCGCTCAAGACAAAACTGGAAAAGTAGTTTCCTTGAAGAAAGCTTATATAAAACCAGAAGAAAAGGTGTTGGATCCAAATAAAATTGATGCAAGTTCCATGGAACGTTTACCGATGCCATCGGGCTGGCGTATTCTTATTCTCCCTTATAGGGGGAAGGGAAAAACGGAAGGCGGTATTTTGCTTCCGGATCAGGTCGTGGATCGTGAGGCGGTAGCCACGGTATGTGGTTATGTATTAAAAGTGGGAGAGCTTGCTTACAAGGATAAGGATAAGTTTCCCGAAGGCCCGTGGTGCAAGGAAAAGGACTGGGTAATATTTGGCCGTTATGCGGGAGCACGATTCAAGATTGATGGGGGAGAAGTGCGTATTCTAAACGATGATGAAATCATCGCCGTTATACAGGATCCGGAAGATATCCTGCACATATAACATGGAGACTGACCCATGCCAGAGACTAAAGAAGAATTAATTGATATTCCTTCAGAAGGAAAACCTGTTGATGTTGAGGTAGTAGCTTCTGTGGCTCAAGAAGTTGGAGAAGTTGGAGAAGCCGAACACGAAGAATATAGCCAAAAGGTTCAGAAACGTATTGACAAGATGACGCGCAAATTGCGCGAAGCCGAAAGACAGCAGAAAGCAGCATTAGAATTTGCACAAGGCGTACAGAAAGAGAATAGTTCTCTGAAAACAAGGGTGCAGGATTTAGATGTTGGGTATGTAAGTGAATATGGTGACCGCGTAGCTTCTCAATCTGCCGCGCTTCAGAAAGACTTGGAGGTGGCAATAGCTACCAACAATACTTCTGAGCAGGTTGGTTTAAATAAAAAGATGGCCCAATTGGCCATTGAAGAGGAGCGGGTTAAGGCAGCAAAACTTGAGCAGGACGCTTTTGTTAAGCAGTCACAAATGCAGCAAACTCCGCAAATGCAGCAAACTCCCCAACAAGCTGATGTTCCTATAAGAGTGGATCCAAAAGCAGAGCACTGGGCAAGTAAAAACGAGTGGTTTGGAGAAGATGACGCCATGACATTTGCCGCTTTTGGAATTCACAAAACTTTAGTTGAAAAGGAAGGCTTTGACACAAATAATCCAGACTATTATGATGAAATAGATAGAAGAATGCAGGAGGCTTTTCCCCATAAATTTAACGGTACTTCCGAAGGGGAAATAGTCACCGTAACAGAAGGTCGCCGTCCTCAACAGGCCGTGGCTTCTGCCGTTCGCTCCAGTAGCTCTGGGCGCAAAATAGTAAAGCTCTCTCCTAGTGAAGTAGCTATTGCTAAAAAACTAGGAGTGCCACTTGACGAGTACGCGAAACACAAAAAAATCTCGTGATGGGAACGATATTATGAATGATACAACTATTGATCGAACTCCTCGCGCTTCCAAGAGCCGCACGGCAAAACCACGTCGGAAGCCTTGGGCACCCCCGTCTTTACTAGACGCTCCTGAACCACCCGAAGGCTACGTCCATCGCTGGATAAGAGCCGAAGTTAGGGGTTTTGATGATCGGAAAAATGTCTCCGCCCGTATGAGAGAAGGGTGGGAACTGGTCCGAAAAGACGAATACCCTGAATTTGAGGCTCCGACTATTGATTTCGGCAAGTATGAGGGCGTTTTTGGGGTGGGGGGACTTTTACTGGCACGTATTCCAGTAGAGATTGTCGAAGAGCGGACTGAATATTTCAAAGATAGAACTTCTGAAGCTATGCAGGCTGTTGATCACGATCTCTTAAAAGAAACGCAGCATCATTCGATGGCGATTCAGAAACCTGAACGACAATCGCGTGTTACGTTTGGTGGCCCTAAAAAATCTTAGGGCTTATTATTTTAATCTCAAATTGCTTTAAGGAGCAAACGGTATGGCTAATCTCAATGGATCGTGGGGTTTGAGACCTATCGGTAAGATGGGTCAAAACTCCAACTCCACTGGTGTTAGTGGCTATACAATGTATGAAATTGCCAATGGCAATTCGAACGCCCTTTACCAAGGTCAACCTGTTATTCCCCTATCTACGGGGTACATTGATTTAACAGGTAATGCCGCAGGAGGGACTGTTGGTTTGCTTGGCGCTTTCATGGGTTGTGAATATGTCGCTAGTGCTACTGGAAAACCCACGTGGTCACAGTATTGGCCCGGTTCTGGGGCTGATAGCAATCATCCAGTAAAGGCTTGGGTCGCAGATGATCCAAATCAAATATTTGTAGTTGCTACTGACGCCACGTGGACATCCAAGGCAACGGCGAGAGCCGCTGTATTTGCAAACGCAAACTTTGCCACAGCGACCAGTGGAAGTACTACTACTGGTATGTCATCTGGTACATTGGCTGTTTCAACGATTGCCACCACCAATTCCTTGAATTTGAGGATATTGGGGTGGGTTGAAGATGCTGCCAACGAAGATTTCAGTGCTGCTGGAATTGGTGCCTTGGTGCGTTTGAACAACCACTTCAACAGTCCTAACGGGTCTGCTGCTGGTGGTACTGCAGCCACTGTTGGCATATAGGAGGGTTGAATAATGGCTATTAGTAGAGCACAACTCGTCAAAGAGTTGGAACCCGGCCTAAATGCCTTGTTTGGTCTTGAATATGATCGCTATGATCGAGAGCATGAACAAATTTTCTCAATGGAAAGTTCAGATCGTGCTTTTGAAGAAGAGGTCATGTTGAGTGGTTTCGGAACTGCGCCAACCAAAAGTGAAGGTTCCTCTGTATCTTACGACGATGCACAGGAAGCTTACACGGCTCGGTATACGATGGAGACTATTGCACTTGCATTCTCCATCACTGAAGAAGCAGTTGAAGACAATCTCTATGATCGTCTAGCTTCTCGATATACTAAAGCTTTGGCACGTAGCATGAGCCAGACTAAGCAGGTTAAGGCCGCAGCGGTTCTTAACAATGCGTTTGACAGCAGCTACACTGGAGGTGACGGTTTGGAACTTTGTTCCACCGCGCATACTTTGGTAAATGGCAGCACTTTCCGCAATGAACTTTCAACGGCAGCGGATCTTAATGAGACAAGCCTCGAACAGGCCCTCATTGATATTTCAAGCTTTGTCGATGAAAGAGGGCTGAAAGTGGCGGTTCGTGGTATTAAAATGGTTGTTCCAAAAGAACTCCAGTTTACCTCTGATCGTTTGTTAGAATCCACGCTTCGTACAGGTACGGCAGATAATGACATCAATGCCGTAAGGAACATGGGAATGCTTCCCGAGGGTTACGACGTTAACCATTTCCTTACTGATACGGATGCTTGGTTTATTATGACGGACGCTCCAAATGGACTTAAGGGTTTTAATCGCACCCCGATTAGAACTTCCATGGAAGGCGATTTCGATACCGGCAATGTGAGGTACAAAGCCCGTGAACGCTATGCGTTTGGTTGGTCGGATCCTCGCGGTATCTTCGGATCTCCCGGAGCGTAATAAACGAAAAAGGGGGAGGGGTTCACCCCCTCCCCCGATTTCTGGGACTCATAGCCCTAGCGACTGGCCCAGCAGACGCTTACAAGACTCTAGGGCGAAACCTTTGTAAGGAGGTAACGTTATGGGTACGACACGTTTTTCTGGCCCGGTTATGTATAGTGGTCATGGGAATGACTCAAGCAAATTGGGCACATGGTTTAGAAATTTACCAATCCAAGTCAATCCAGATTATGTCTTTAAGTATGATGACTTCACTGGTATTGACATTGATGACACTGATGACTGGACCAAGTCTGTTCTCAATAGTGGAACATTAAGCCTTCTTGCGGACCATGTTGGCGGTTGGGCAAAATCTACGGGCGATGGTTCAACTGATAACTCTGGCGGCGCGATTCAGGGTAATGAAATCTTCTTGGCCGAAGCCAGTAAGAATATTTATTTCGAAGCCCGTGTAGCCGTGGCGGATGCCGACGACATGGATATGTTCGTTGGTCTAGCAGAGAACGGCACGTTTGCCACGGGTGTCCCATTTACTGCGAATAATCAGATAGGGTTCCTTCTTGTTGAAGGCGCAGCAGATATTTATGCAAATTGCGATAGTGGTGGAACCGAGACCAAGACAGACACTGGTATAGATTTTGCTGATGGGGCGGAATCAAGTGCCAATATTACCAATACCCGGACTCTTGGTTTTATCGTAAAAGGAACAGGTCAGGTTGAATTCTATGTTGATCGCGTTCTCAAGACCACGACAACTGATAATATACCAACCTCGGCTCTGACACCTTGGTTTTGCGCCATGTCTGGTACGACTACGGCAGATGCTTCTTGGTGCGATTATATCTGGGTGGCTGCTCAAAGAATTACGAGTGGAATGACCCAATATAATGATGCGCCGTAGGAAATAGAATAGAGGATTAGATTAAGGACATCGCCTTAATCTAATCCTCTTATAGGAGGTGACTTATGGCTGAGACAGGCAAAAAGAAGTCTGTAACTAAGGAAAGTCCCAAAAAGGAATCCAAATATTCTTATGAAATTAATTCCAAGAAGGATTTTCCTGTCCCCGGAACCACCAAATATAAGATGATGGTTCTTTCGGGGGAGATTAAGGAGTAGGCCATGGCTGATGCCGTAACAACAACAACAGTAATTGACGGTGCTAAGACTGCCGTAATTTATTGTACCAATACCAGTGATAGTAGTGGGGAATCGGCTGTTACTAAAGTAGATGTATCGGCACTATCTTCTCTCCAAGATGGAACCGCTTGTACAGGAGTTAGGATTCAAAAAATCATTTTTTCAAATGTTGGTATGGGCGTAAAAATACTTTGGGATGCAACCACTGATGTTATTGCTGCCCAATTACCCGCTGATTATTCGGATACTTTAGATTATTCGGATATTAGCGGCCTTCCCAACGTTGCAGCTTCCGGAGGAAAAACTGGAGATATACAGTTTACAACTGTAGGTCATAGTAGTGGGGATACTTACTCAGTAGTACTTTACTGTTTAAAAGAATATTAAAGTTATGAGTGAGGATTATTATTACACTCATATGGAGAGAAAAAATGAACTAGCCATAGTTCAAATTAAAGAAGAGTTAAAGCATCTTGCGGAAAAACTGGATATGATTAGAGCAAATGATCTTATTCACATTCAGAAGTCTATAGATGGAATAAATAAAATTTTATGGGCCGTGGGTCTTTTACTTTTAGGCCAGCTAGCTTTCGCTGTACAAGCGGTTCTTTGGAGCTAGTAAATTGAGGGACATTTATTGTTATGGCTGTTTCCGGATCAAAAGATTTTGAACCAGATGTTGCTGAATATATAGAGGAAGCTTTTGAGCGTTGTGGTCTGGAGTTAAGAACTGGATATGACGCTAGAACGGCTCGTCGTTCCCTTAATTTCTTATTCGCAGATTGGGCTAATCGTGGTCTTAATCGTTGGACCATTGAGCAAGTAACTCAAAATGTAGCCTCAGATATAATAGAATATCCTTTAGGCACTATCACTCTTTCTGTAGCAGCTAGCGGAAGCTTTACAATAGCTGAAACTATAACTGGTGGAACAAGCGGTGTTACCGCATCTATTATTACAAAACCATCTAGTACAAGTATGACAATAACGGTTCCTTCTGGAACTTTTACAGCTTCAGAAACTATAACCGGATCATCGAGTTCCGCAACGACGACTGTATCTTCTGTTCCTTCCCTTGAAAACGTACAGTCTTCCATAGATATATTGTCTGCTGTTATTAGACGAAGTAGTCAGGATATATCAATACAAAGAATGAGCAGGGATGATTATTTAAACATACCCGATAAAACTACTACGGGAAGACCTGTACAGTTTTATGTGGATCGTCAAATAACTCCTATTATAAAAATATGGCCTGCTCCAGAAAATAATACGGATCAAATTATATATGACAGGCTTGTTAGAATAGATGATGCCGATACCTCGATAAATACGGCTCAAATACCCTTTAGGTTTTATCCTTGCCTAGCTGCGGGTTTGGCATATTACATTTCTCTGAAACGAGCGCCTGATAGAGTACAGGTTCTAAAAACTCTTTATGAGGAAGAGTTTGATCGTGCTGCTTCAGAAGATCGTGATAGAGCATCTCTTTCCATAGTTCCATCTGAATCGTCCCTGCGGGTGACAGGTTAATGGCTAGGTTTGCTTCTAATAAATATGCCTTGGGGATTTCGGATCGCTCCGGTGCGGCATATAAATTACGGGACATGAGAAAGGAGTGGACGGGCTTCTTAGTAGGAAAAGATGAATGGGAGTCCAAACAACCGCAATTGAATCCCCTGAAAGTAGTCGGGGATCCACAAGCTTTGAAAAATCCTAGGCCCGATAGGACAGAACCTGCTGTAGAAGTTCTTTTGCCTTTCAACGGTTTTCGCTCGGCGGGATCGGGAACAACGACAATAACGGTAACAGAACCGGGACATGGCCGTTCAACTGGGGATACTGTAAGATTTAGAAACGTAAGTCCCTTTGATGGTTTTCCGGAGAGTATGTTGGAAACCGAGGCGGGATTTTCTATAACAGAAGTTGATTCTGATAATTATACATTTGTTGCTACTAGTGGGTCGGCAACATCAGGAAATGTGGCTGGCGGCGGCGGAGTTGCTTCTGCTGGCCCTGTAACGGTGAGCGCGTAATATGGCCTATACTTTTGCGACATTAAAAACTGCTATTCAGGACTACACACAGAATACGGAGACGACGTTCACGAATCAGCTATCTAGATTTATTATAAATTCCGAAGAACGAATTTTAAAAGAATGTCAGCTTTCTGTTTTCCGTAAAAATGTATCTGGAAGCCTATCTAGTTCGAATAAGTTTTTAACAAAACCCACGGATTTTCTCGCGCCTTTCTCTTTGAGCGTAGTTGTAAGCTCAGAGAACAAATTTCTGTTGTATAAACATATAACGTTTTTACAGGATTATACGCCCAATCCCGCCACTACAGGAGAGCCCCTGTATTACGGGGATTGGAATGACGAGACTTTATTAATTGCTCCGACTCCGGATGATAATTATTCCGCTGAGTTACATTATTTTCATAGACCAACTTCAATTACATCAACCAGCGATGGAACAAGTTGGCTTGGGACAAATGCCGAGCTAGCCCTTCTGTATGGTGCCTTGGTGGAAGCCTATACTTTTATGAAGGGGGAGACTGATTTACTGGGGCTATATAATTCCCGATTTGAAGAATCTATACAATGGTTGAAGAATCTTGGAGAAGGAAAACAGACGCAAGACCAATATCGTTATGATCGTATCAGAAAAGACGTTGCATGATTAATCTTAAAGGAGCATCGGTAGCTTTAGTCGGATTAGGAGATTCTCAAAGAGAATATACCTCTTCCGTGGCTAATGGAGCAGAATACGATGAGGTGTGGGCGGTAAACTCTATGCTGGCACCTATTAAGCATGATCGAGTGTTTATGATGGATCCGCCGTCTAGATTTTTTGAAACTGATTTAGCGGGCAAGCAAACATCCGCTCTTAGAAGAGAACTTCCTAAACATCCCGGTCCAATATATACCTGCGAGCTTGATAATAGAGTTCCGGGAGCAGTTCTTTATCCTTTAGAGGAGATTGTAGCGAAAACAGGTCTTTGCTATTTTAATAATACAATTCCATATGCGATAGCTTTTGCCATTTATTCTGAAATAGAAAAACTTTTTTTATATGGCATAGATTATTCCTATAAAACTAATTTACACATGGCTGAATCAGGACGCGCCTGTACAGAATTTTGGCTTTCGGCTGCTATTGCAAGAGGCATGAAGGTGGATGTGGCTTTATCTTCTGCTCTTTTAGATACGGATGTTCCTATAGAAGAAAAATTATACGGGTATCATAGGTTGGATGATCCATTAATAATGAGTGTGAAAAATGATACTCTTTTATTGACAAAAAAATCCAACGTAGAACCTCCAGAACCCTTGGATGGTCAACCGGTTTTGTATGAACGGAATGATAAAGTTGTTTCTATGCAGAGGAACTTATAATGTTTGAAGTAAGTTCTTCTGTTTCAGTGGGAGAAATAGATGTATTCACTACTGATAATAAAGGTCATTCCATAGAAGAAGTTGCTCAGATGGCCGCAAATAGAATTCTCTATATTGCTGATGAAGCACCTCCTCCCATACGAGATCAGGCTCAAGCATTCAAGGATACGCTAAAGCAGACACTGATTTATTATATGATGCAAGCGGTAGAGCAAGACAGAGCAACAATTTGTGCTAAATTAAGGAAGAACGGTTATTCCGATTTAGCAGATAATCTGAGGAATTTGTAATATGGCTATATCACAAGCAATGTGTACTGCATTTAAGGGAGAGGTCTTAAAGGCTACACATAACTTCTCCGCTTCTGGAGGTAATAGCTTCAAACTAGCCTTATATGCGGAAGGTGGGGGCGGAAAAAGTAGCACTACGGCTACGTTAGGAGCAGCCACTACCGCTTTTACTACGACGGGTGAAGTAGCTTCTAGTGGAACATATGTGACTGGAGGATTGGCATTAACTAATATTGATCCTACTACTGGTGGAACTACTGGATTCACTGATTTCGCTGATAAAAGTTTTACAACAGCGACTATTACAGCTATGGGAGCTATGATTTATAATGATACAAATAGTGATAAAGCTGTTTGTATTTTAGATTTTGGCTCTAATAAAACTAGTACTGCCGGAACATTTACTATTACCTTTCCTGCGGCGGCTGCGTCAACAGCTATAATCCGTATAGCCTAAGTTATGGCTGTCGGTTGGGGACGGAACACATGGGGATCAGGCGTATGGGGGGAACCGCCTGATGTTTCGGTTACTGTCACAGGTGTCGAGGGCACAGGCGCAGTTGGAACAGCGGTTGCATCTGGTAGCATATCAATCACTGTTACTGGCGCTTCGGCCACTGGTGCCGTTGGTACAGTTACGGTTACGGGTACGAGCGCTGTTACAGTTTCTAATGTTGCAGGCACGAGCGCGGTTGGTACGGTTACGGTTGCGGCTGGAAGCGTTGTTACAGTTTCTGGTGTCGCTGGCACGGGCGAAATTGGAACGGCTGTCGCATCAGGTAATATTTCAGTTACGGTTACAGGCGTATCGGCCACAGGCGCAGTATCCAGTGTTATAATTTGGAGTATAATTGATGCCTCGCAAACGCCAAGTTGGTCAACCGTTAGTGCATCGCAAACGCCAAGTTGGTCAACCGTTAGTGCATCGCAAACGCCCGATTGGACGGAAATAGCGGCATAGGAATAGGATTATGGCTTCTTCATATTCAACAAGTCTCGGAATTGAGAAAATGGCGACCGGA